GCCAGCAATAGAATAGTTAAATGTGCCGTTAGCAGCAATTGGTGAAATGCTATCTGTTTTGTTGAAATAGAATGTTGTAGCATTGATGATTGGATTATCAATGTCTCTTACACTCTTAACATAATCGTCACCAACATAATACAATAGATTTGAGTTATTAACATCAGTAAGAACAGCAGATCCAGAAGTTAATACAATATCAGCATAGCCATCAGAAGCAGATCCATCATAGTAAACGCTTCTTACGTTGGCAAAGCTGTTACTGCCGAGCATATTAACATCCATCAAATAGATGTTATATTTGGCATCATAGCCTGGTGTACCACTGTAGTATTGAATTGATGCTACGTTTGCTGTACCAATAACTTTACCGGTTGGTGATGTAGCACCAGACCATAGATTGTTAGCAACACGGCGTTGAACTGTATCATAAAGAGTAAGTGGTGATGCTTTGTCTAGTATCCATGAACCAACTGCGTTGTTAGCAGTAACATATGAACCTAGTGTAGCGGAAGAGATTTGCTCTCTAAACTGTGATGTTGCTAGACCTTTTTCAATCTGTAGTTCAGCGGTGTCAAGATTGTTGATTTCATAACCCTGAACATAACCAAGACCAGCAGAAACACCAACGAACAATAGACTGTTATTACCATTGGCATAACGACCAAAGTTTGAACCAGTATCGTCGTGCTCTCTAATTTGAACATCCATACCACGAACAACATAGTCACCAGACTGATCGTAAAGACGTTTAGCCATTTCATCTTGAATGATGTTATACTGTGATCTTTCAAAGTATGACTTAACGACACCATTCTCAATGCTGAATAGCTCAACGAAATCTGGTGGACCAATTGGATCGTCATAAGGACGAACCATTAGACTTGGTGTAAGTTTTAGACGATCAGCGCCTGGTGCGGCATAGTTAGATGCTTCTAGTGCTGGATCAAGTAATGATGTATCCTGTGAAGCATTAATGATATCTTCCGTTACATAGAAACCAACTTTACATGTTGGATTTGGATTGTAGCGGTCAAGAATGATTGACTGTGTTTCAAAAGAGATAAAGTGGTTCTTAGCAAAGAATACGCCTTCATCGATCTTAAATCTTGAACCGAACCCTGTGTTAGCAACTGGATCTGTATTAAGAACAACGAGTGTTTTTGTTACACCACCAACGTTTGCTGATAATGTTTCACCAGCAGTAAAGATTTTCTGAATGTTGTTTGAGCTTGATGTTGTCTTATACTTAACATATAGTGTCTTTGTGTTTGAACTGGCTTGTGAACCTGTTACAACATCAACAACCGCTGCGGTAATGTTTGATGTAGCACCTAAAACGTCAACACCATTAAAGTCAGAAATTGTAACAGCACTGTTTGATGCGTCATAGTCCTTAACTTTAACGAAACGAATACCTGAACCTGTGTTAGCTCCGCCGTGTGTTTCTAGCGTGAAACCACCAGGAATAACAATAGAGCCTTCTTTGAATACATGCTTGCCGAAACGATTAATCTGTTCCTGAAGGGATGACTGGATCTGTGTTAGTTCACGAGCTTGAACTGCGTAGCCTGGCTTAAATAAAATTCTATAATAGTTACTATCGATGGTATAATCATCATAGTAAGGTGTAACATTGAAGTCAGTTGTCAATGTATTATTTGCTTTGTTATAAGCCATTTTTATCTTTTCCTTTTAGAAATTCAGAACGATTTTGTAATCTTCGGCTTGATCATCAGCCCTTTGAACAGCAGTCATGTTATCTGTATATAGTAGTTTTCCTGAACGAGGTTTAAGTGTTGGATTGGTAATAGAAGCCACGAAGCGGGCTGCGGTAGTGTTCGCACCAATCAACAAGTCCTTCGTTGGTGTACCATCTGTGTTTGATAACTTAATAATATTATTTCCAGAATCCCATTCTACAACATAACCTTTGAAGAATGATGAATTAAAGTTCGCTCCTTGATAAACCCATTCATCCTCAACATATTCAACCGATGTACCGTTCAACGAAAGAACCGTTAGTTGAGATACAGCAGGTGCGGATGATACGGTTGTGACACCAAATAACTGTGGATCTTCAATAAGTGAAATCTGTCTATAGTCATTATGTGTGGTAAGTATTCCACTTTCTGTATCTTTGATTTGAATATTAGCGATAAGATAAGAACCGCCCAACTCTGCTAATGCGTCTGATCCATGACCACCATAAGGACTAATGATTGCTCTTGCTGATGCACCAGCTCCTTTGGTTGAACCGAGTGTAACATTAGCATATGTATAACCATAACCTAGATTATCAATAACAATTGATTGAACTGTATTTGATGATGTATTCAATACGGCAAAAGCATTAGCGTATAGACCATCACCTGTTATTGATACGACAACATCATTTGCTGTATAACCTGAACCAGGATTTGTAACCTGAATAACGTGAATAGCACCATCAATAGCATTCTCTTGAACAATCCATTGCTGACTGTTATCACTTTGTTCAAGTGTTTTAACTGGCATAAATGATGATGTCAAAAATCTTAGTTTCTCTTCCGCAGTCAAGGTATACATATACTTCCAGATATAACCATCTGAGGTTTGAAAGTGTGTAGTTGTAACGAGAATGTTTGGCATAACAGTAGAAGGTGCGCCATTGTTATTAGACAAACACTTGAACACATTATACTCGGATGTTATAACATAGAACTTTCTGCTAGTATGATACATGGACATTGAGTCCATCAAATCATCGTAAGGATCATATACTATACCTGATGTCCAATTAATACGTGGAATAGCATGTCTAAGATTATTACCTGTTACACGCTTGCCTCCGACCATATTCTTCCACACATCATATGAATTGCGAATAGATGTGTTAGCCTGTGGTGGCGCAGCATCATTTGCCCATGTAGTAGCTCGACCAAAAGTCAAATAGACATTTGAGGATGATGGCTCTGATACAGATTCTTTGACTTGCTTTGCGACAAAGATATCAAGGTTTTTAGAACGTGAGGCTGACAAAGATTAATCCTTCTCTAATTATCTACTTATTTATAAGGCGAAACATAAGCTATACCTTCCATCACAGAACCAGTCACAATACCTAAACCTGAATGAGCAACGATATTTATAGTGTTATTTGTATTGCCAGGGATAGTTACGATTGATCCATATGTAGCATAAGCATTTTGAATATATGTATTGCTATCATATTTTATATTATAAGTGTTTCCGTTGTAGATATTTTTAATCATATAAACGCCATTAGCTAAATCAGTAGCACTAGCGTAGAACTCAATATACACATTATCATTTGCAGTATATCCACTGCTTGTCTTTAATGATGTAAATCTAATATTAGAATAGTTGTTTGTCTGATACCAAACTCTAACATTGCTGTTACCTGTGGCAGGTTTAGCAACATTGATAGTGAATACATCAGAGCCTGTCTTAATCGGATAGTATATACCATTTGATGTATTAGCTTGATCGCCACTTGTAAATGCGATATAAGCAGCATTACCATTTGACATAGGATGACCAGTAACGATAATCTTAGATAGTTTCTGATATACACGGGATGTTGAACCAGCGAAGATTACATTCTGTCCAGTGATGTTGAATGTATTACCATTATGAATATCTTCTACTGTATAGTATCCGTTATGTGTATTACCAGTATCACCACCAAGGAATAGAACATATGTTTGATCACCAGCAACAAATCCGTGACCATTAGCTGTAACAACAATCTTCTTGGTGATTAGATTAGCGACATTAGCAGCATCATTAGCTGTAGTCATATTAGGATGTATGACGTTAAATGTGTTAGTGTTCTTTACACTATTAACTTGATAATATCCATTGGCTAATGACACATCAACTGTTTGGAATTGAATATAGACATTTTCATTAACTGATGGTCTGCTATAAGGAACAGTAATCATAACGTCTGGATTATAGACACGAACGTTACCAACGTTGGCAACGCCGTCGCTTCTTTCTTTCAATGAATTATAAACTGAGAAATGACTTAGATTAGCTCCTGTGACAACATAGTTTGAGTTGCCAAGATTTGCCCATGTGTTTGAACCTGTGAATGATAGGAAGACATAATCACCTTCTCTATATCCACTGTTGAAATATGAAATGACAATATCATTATTAGCGGCAGAGTATTGTGCTAGATGATTTGTTGTATTGACACTATAAGAACCAACAACAAACTCAGCATTAGCTTTACCAGTTATAACATTAGGAGCAAATACACCGCTAGTATAACCTTGTACCTGATACATTGTTTTATATGGCAATGTTATTGATTCTGTATTTGAGAAGATAACCTCAACATTTGTATTAGTCAATGTCTCGTTATCAAATACGAAATCATACTCACCAAATAGTCTAGCACCAGCAGGGTGTGTTAGATCCTTAATAGCGCCTCTATACTTGTTAATAGTTTCATCAACCTTAACAACGTATGAGAACTCTTGATAGTAATCTCTGTCTTCCAAGAAGTTATAACCAGAGATATGTCCATCGTCACTGATATATCTACCAGGATATGAGTAAGCACCTGTAACGTATGAAAGTATAGCGTTAGCGTTTCCGTCACCAATGCCTTTAAGATTAAGTGTTGGATTATCAACGTAACCATAGCCACCAGAAACAACTGTCAATGCTTGAATAGTACCAATGTTAGAAACTGATTGAATGATTTCTTCGTTATGTCCAATGACCGCTGTTACCATAACGTTAGCACCAGCACCGGTGCCAGATATAACATTTGCTGCTGGTAGATTGAACCAATCGTAACCTGAGCCACCAATGATCTGTCCCGGTACTTGCTCAAACTTAACTTCGGTGATCATGCCATTAGCAGCAACAGTAGTAACATTTGCTCTAGCACCAAAGCCAGCACTACCTAATGGATTTAGAAACTCAATCTTATCACCAGCAGTATAACCCAGACCACCACTGACGATTTGCATCTTACCAAGAATACCCAT